TGGATTTTCATACAATCAGCAGCCGGCTAGCTGCTAAGCAGCTAGCCAGTTGTCGCCTTTAGGGCGAGATTCCTCATGGCAATGCCGTGAAGAGCCGCCTCCATGACTGAAGGCGTCCAAGGCTGTACGGGTCAGACCATCTCAATCTTTGGGATGGGTAACCCGGGGTTTCAGTACCATCAAGCAATTCTGCAAGGTACTGGTCCCATATTAGTACGACCCTGGTCGGGTCGACATTGGGACTGATGTCTGGATTTTCATACAATCTGGAAACCAGATCGTAGAGAAGATCCTCATCAAGATCACGACAAGCTACAGTTAGCTTGTGACGATCTATGGTAGTAGAGCTGGGGCGAGCCCTCAACTCTCTTTCCATGTCCCTAGAGACAATAGCTTGCATAAGCTCGGATGGTAGTCTTTCCTCTATAGAAAGACCTTCGGGATTTCTCCCGATTCCGTAAGGTTCAGGAAGTGCAAGCACCTTCTGAATCAGAGGATAGTCTTTCATACCCTTAGTGAGACCGGGATACCACCAGGCTTCCATATCAAGAAGGTTATCTTTCGTAAATGGGTTCCATTTAGGAATCCAAAAAGAAAGATTCTTCAAGAAGGTCTTCCCAGCAAACTGGGCCACCTTATTGGAAGCAAAGGATTTCTTGGTAGAAATGGGTATTTCCCATTTATCCAAGACTTCCTTGTATCTCTGGGCAAGAGTCTTATCCAAGATGACGACGTCGTCACCTAGGACAAAGAATTTCTTGTCCCATCTCATATCATTAAGGATATAGAGGAGAAGACCGTGAGAAATGGCGAAGAGAAAGAAGCTGGGACCAAGGCCTAAGGGTTGCCCCTTAGACCACTGGATATTGGCAATCACTTGACTACCAGTTTCCATGGCCCAGTGTCCTTTCTCAATGATTTCACAGAAGAAATCCCTAGACTGAATGCTCTGATACTTGGGTTTTATCAACCCAAACAGAACATGCTTCTGCCAGTGCCACGGAAAGTGGTCTGTAGCAGAAGTCAAGTCAAAGGAAAACACTGTGGAACCGTTGGTTAGATGTTCAGAAACTGTTTTA